GGATGCCCCAGCCAGCCTGGTCCGGAATAAAGATCTTCCGGATCTCCTTCGGCTGGTTCTGGATGTTCGGGTCAAGGCCTTTGCGACGGCCCGAGCTGGATAGCCGGCCTTCCGCTGTGCCGTGGACCAGCAGATTGAAGTACACCCGTTCGGTTTTGAGTAGCCCCGGCTTTGCGAAGGACGTTCGTTGCGTCGAGAGTTTCTTCAGACTATCGAGCAACGCGAACTCAGTGTGTTCTCGGCCCCAGGTCTTCCGGGCGTTCTTATCGGCGGTAGCGCGGCCGGTCTTGCCAGAGATGTAGGGCTTGCAGCCGATGGAATCGGCGTAGGCCATTACCTGTGGGGACGAGTTCCAGGGTTGGATACGCTCGATGCCGGGGACCTTGATAGTCTTAAGTGTGGCCACCGGGCCACTATTAAGCGTAGTGCCACACTTTGGACAAGGAGCATCACCAGGAGCATTAAATAGTACTTCCACAACTTCATGTGCTGTACCGTCCTTCTTCTTCCCCTTGCACTTTTTGGTCTTCGGTTTGTACGTGTTCGGCGGCGCAGGTACTTGCCGCATTACCGGTTGGTCATATGGCTTCAGGCCTTCCGGCAGACGCCCTTCGTACTCCACGATCTTCGTGTCCAGCTCGGTACTAATCTCTGCCAGTTTATGGTGGTCAACCTTAAGTCCCGCCTCTGCCATGTCACGGCAAAGGTAAGCCAGGGGAACGCTCACCAACCGATACGTTCGGTCTAGCTGATACCTCTTAAGCGCACCCCACAACGGCCCGTGGACCTGTAAGCTACCGTCTGTATCACGCGCATTGTATAGACGGTAAGCTTCATCAGCACTAGCACAACCGCCGTAACCGCCGAAGCGAACAGGGATTGCGTCAGGACTGTCCCAGGTTTTCCACTGGGCGCCAGTCGGGATGTAGTTGCCGTTCTCATCTTCAGTTTCTCCGCCCTTCCCTTTCCAAAAGACTTTACTGGTGAAGACCGAAGCTACGAAGCCGAGGCCATGTTCCATGTCCGGCTGGACAAGGTGCTGCGCCAGCATGGTGTCATGTAAAGTCGCAGTGACGGTCCACCCTAACCGATCAAAGTACTTCGTGTCCGCACCTACGATGTTGTGGCCGATCAGCAGGGTGGCTGCCTCAAAGATCCGCTTGAGTTCCGGGATGAACGGACCACAGAACGGGACCACCAAGCAATGGTAGTACCGGTCACTCAGACCACACAGCGTAATCTCCCCGGTCTCCATGTCCCACTCAAAGTCAAACGAGAACTCGGTAGACTTAAACCTCTTGAGGTCGTCGAGAGTGGGATAGAGTTCGTACTTCTCTGGCGGAACAACAGCGCCACGACGTAGGTCACCAACAGCAACGCTAAACAGATTAGCGTTACGCATAAGATACACTGGATGGAGCGTAGGAACGACACGGGGGCCTTCCTCCAGATGGCCGACTAGGGGCAATGCCGAACCACGCCAGATGGTTACACCACGGCGCGGGGTGAGGTACTGCAACGGCTTGTCCCCAAGGGCCACAATCTTCGACCACTTGCGGGAGTTGACCGCCGGCCACAGGTGGTGGTGGAGACAGTAGTCCACGCCGGCCCGGCCTTCCTCTCGGCTGCTGACCTTGGTCGGTAGTTCGGCGAGGGCCTTCTCGTAGTCCTCGAACCGATGGGCCTTCCGAAGCTTCTCCGCCTCACCGTCCCAAAACTTCTCAACCGCTTCCGGCCAGGTCGGTTCGGTCGGAAACGTGTTGTCGGCAGGGCGGCACCCCAGACAATTAACAATGTTAATGCCGCTGCGGGAGATCCGCGCAGCCTTTAACATTGAGTTTAACCAGGCGCCGGCGCCACCGATGAACGGTTTCGACGCGGCTACCTCATCCTCACCCGCTGCTTCACCGACAAACAGGTCGTTGCCGAAGCCCGGGCACAGGGGCACATAACCGGTGGTTACGTTGTTGATCGGACAGTATTGACAGAACGATGGTCGTTGCATTAATTAGCAATGGGTTGAAGGTTCGACCGCCAGATTGGCCGAAGATGTCTATGACAGTTTGCTCGCCGGCTAAACTGGTACTTGTCAGTCTGTTCGCAGTAGCCAGCATTCATTGCTCGACGCATTACCGGACCCATCGCCCGAAGATCACAGGTTCCTTGTTCGGCAAAGACTCCTTCAATTGAACGAAACGTGTCCCACACGTCGTCGATACAAAACTCGCGCCGTTCCATACACACTTGCTGAATAGCTTTTAGTGCTGCGGCTTTCCAATCTGAATTAGCGTTTTGATCGACACGCTCTATTGCTTCATCGCGTAAAGCGCAAGCTGACGAAATTGCAGTTTGGCTACCAGTACTGTTAAGTATTTCTGTATTAAGCATGGTTAGTACTCCCTCCAAAAAGAACGGGGTGGACGTTGCCGCCCACCCCTACAAGTAAGCCTAGAGTGTCGGGTTAACCGAGTATGCACTCATAGTTCCAGGTGTGTACTACCAGCCTGGACTTACCAGAATCACTAGCCGATTGCCGGGGCCACTCCCCAGAAATCAACGTCGTTGTCCATCACCGACGGATCGCGGCGATCCGCAACTTGGATCACCGGACCCTTGAACGTCGGCTGCTGCTCACTGAGAGCTGCCAGCCACGCGTCCAACGGTTGCCCCGCTTCCTGCGGGATACCGGTTGCATCCATCAGCCGACGGAGCTTTTTGTAGCTGCTGTTTCCATCGAACAGCGGCTTGGGGAAAATCCTCCGACCAGCAAACTCCGGGTGGTCGGTAATGGCCAGCGAGAACTTCACGAAAGCGAGGGGCTGCCCCGCCTTGTCGCCGGTCTTGTACGTGGTGTTCTTCATCTCGGCCTTCAGGATCTTCAAGGTGTAATAATCCTTCGGCACGGGCTTCATGGTGGGGTCAACTTCGTTCAGGTTGACGTATTCATAGCCAATCGCTTCGGCAACAGTACTCAAATTGTTTACCTCCTAGGGTAAGTAGTGCAGTATAAGATTGCACGGTGGGGTGATACGATGGAGGAGCGGCCGTGCGTTCCGGTCCTCGCAAAATGGGCTAGAGTATGGTGTGTTTGAGAACCCACACAATACCAGCAAAACCAAAGGCAATCATCAAGAGACAAATACAGGCAGTGATGATACCTAAAGCACAACTAGAGAGAAACTCAACGTAGTCTCGTACCATAGTTAAGCGGCAATAGCGGCAACCGCAACCGGCTGCTCCTTCTTCGCGAACTTCGGCATGAAGCCGGTCTCCCAGATCTTCATCAGGTCCGGTTCGCATTCCTTCGGGAAACAATGGGTACGGTCACCGAGGACCCATACCCCATCGCCTTCGGTGACTAGCACCCGAGACTTGATGCGGCTGACGGCGTTGGTCTTCGGGTCCTTGACCACAGTGTCTTTGATCTTCAAGGTCGCCACCGTTTGGAACATGGCGGTTGAGGTATCCGCCATCGCACCGGGGAGATCCGGCCCGATCCGTAGGACCACATTCCCGTCCTGATCGTACTTCTCTTTGATGAGGGCGGTCATGATAAGGTGCTTACGGACACGGAGGTCCGGGTGTGAGGTGAGCCGCACCAGTCGATTGACCTTCTTCCTCATCTCCTCGCCCATAGTTTGGTAGTCGTCACGGGCGGGGACACCAGCCTCCCGGCGGGGGTCGCGCATCTTGCTGGCAAACTTCAACGCATACGGTTGGACGAAGGCCTTCACGACCTCAGTGCCGCTGTCGAGAATGACACCGGCGTACTTGGTGTCGGTCTCCAACGCGGCAATGATCTTCTCCAGATCGTTCAGGTCTCGCGGTTGGGCGAAGTCCACACCGAGTTCCTGGATGCTCATGGTGCCGCCGCCGTCGGCAGGCTCACACGCGATGATCAACGACGGCTTGCCACAGTGCTTCTTTGTGAGTGCATCCAGCCCGGCGGCAAGGGTGGTCTTACCCATCTTCGCCATGGCGTAGATCAACATACAAAGCTTGGTGTCCGGCGTAATGAGGTCGGACGTGTTACGAACAGGGATACCTCCAAGGGAGGTTGCCATACAGGGTTCCTTTAGTTGTGTGGGGTAGCTACTATCTTACCAAACTTGGCCCTAGTTGTCAAGTACTTAGGGCTAATTACTAGGCTGTGACTAGCTCCTCCAGCCCGACGTACTTGGTCGCTTCGCGGCGTTCCCAGAGGGCGCCTTCCTCAAGCGGCGAGTTATAGGTATGCGGCTTGAAGTAGTCACAGACCCGGCGCATGGCGGGGAAGACGCAAGCTTCGCGGGTAGGGCGTTGGACCTGGATGCCCCACTTAATCATGTTCGCCATAGCCCGTGACGTACAGGCGATTTCTTCGGCTGCTCTGTCGAGCTGCTCCGCCGTTCGGGTAACCACCGTTCGATAGAACTCCGCCAACGGCCGTGGGGCCTTCTCCTTTACCGGTTCCAACACCTGCTTGTTGCCACACATCGGGCAGGCAGACTTCCCATCCTCCGCCGGCAGCCAGCTCGGCATTTCAAGGGTGGTGGCACAGCCCTTACACTTCCGCTTGGGGATGTACAGCCTGGGTTTCTCCAGCACCTGAACGATAATGCCTTGGACATCCGTGCCGACCTTCTCACG